CAATCAAAAATGAAAGTAATCAAACTACTGAACGGAACCACCTGGGATCGTGAGACGCTCCTAGAACAAATGCTGGATGATGATTTCTACTATGGGAATCTAGGCCGTTCCGCCCTTTCATCCAGCGCATGCAAGTTGCTGCTCCAATCCCCAAAGACGTACCACTACGTGACCAAGTATGGTCAGGAGGACAGTGATGCGTTTACTGTGGGTAAACTTGCACACGTCATGGTATTGCAACCCGAACTCATGGGTGACTATGAGGTCATTGACGTGCAGAGCAAGAACACCAAGACCTGGCAGGAGGCCAAAGCAAGAGGCGGGAACATCATCACCGCCAAAGAATTGAAGGAAGCGCAGCGCATTGCCGATGCTTTGCTACGCAACGAGCAGGTGATGGGGTACATCCAGGGGTGCAGCTTTGAGGTGCCAGAGATCGGGTATATTGACGGGCTACCATTCCGAGCAAAAGCCGACATCTACTCCCCTGGGTTCATTGCCGACTTGAAGACCACCAGCGACCTGCGTGCCTTCCCGTACAGTGCCAAGAAATACGGATACGATATGCAGGCCTACATCTACACCCGCTTGTTCGGAGTGCCTCTTGACAAGTTCGTGTTCATTGCCATTGACAAGGGATCGTTGGACATTGGCATCTACACCATCTCCCCCGACTTCTTGCAATCAGGCAAGGAGAAATTGGAGCAGGCCATCGCCTTGTACAAGGAGTTCTTCCTGGGTGTGGATGAACCAGAGCTGGACAGTTACACGATTGTAGGTCAACTATAAATTGCCAGTAATTTCTAAATATGGCGATTTAGCCACAATTAAAATGAAACAGAAATCAGCAGTAGAGTGGTTGGTTGATAAGTTGTTTGACCCGCCCACGTTGCTTCAAGAGCAACTGCAATGGATTGAAAAGGCCAAAGAGATGGAGCGTATGAGAATCACAGAGGAGCGAGCTGAATCAGCGATTAATGCCATCCAAGGTTTAATTGATGAATACAACGACAACCAAGATGACTGACATCACCAAATGCAAAGGCGATGGTTGCCATGTCAAGGGAACCTGCTACCGATTCACGGCTATGGCTGGAATGCTTCAATCCTTCTTTGTTCAATCGCCCATCAAAGATGGCGAGTGTAAAATGTATTGGGGAGCAGCAGCCAAAGCAAAATACGACCAATTCAAAGAGACTCTAAAAACCAACGAGAAATGAAAGCAACAATCGAATATAATCTACCAGACGACCAGATAGAGTTCGACTTGGCCAACTCCGCAGCAAAGATGCACTCGGTGTTGTGGGATATGGATCAATGGCTTCGCAGCAACACCAAGCACGCACCTGATTCAACGCATGAGGAGGCAGTCAAGGCCTACTACAAGTGCCGTGACCACCTGCGTGAGTTGATGTCGGACAACAACTTGAACTTTGACTGATATATCCATCATTAAGTGCCATTTGATGCACTAATGAATCATTAATCCTACACGTTATGAGCTGCCAAGCTAGCAAGGCAATATGGATGATTGATGCCGTGATCAGTTACAAGAAGGCCAGGAAATCCCAAACAAAGAAGGTTTGGTTCAGCAGCCGATGGGAGCAGTTGCCATGTGTACGGGTAGACCAAGAGGCGATTCACCAACTCATTGACCGCTACGGATTGAAAGACGTAACAGAACTCAAGATTGAAAAGATAACGGGAGCGATTTACCTTGGCGAGCGGTATGAAGAAGCACACTAAAATCTACTTTCAGGCCATGGGCATCAGCCCCGTGGAGTTCGTGCCGTGCGAGGTGTGTGGATCCAGAGCCGTGGACATCCATCATATAAATCCCAGGGGCATGGGTGGGAGCAAGAGCCGAGACGTAATTGAAAACCTCATGGCGTTGTGCCGACCTTGCCACCACGAAGCCGACTTCGGAACGAAACTAACCAAAGAATATCTAAATGAAATCCACCAACACCAGCTATCACGGGTTCACCCTTGATGCCGTAATCAACCGCCACTACATCTTGCGCATCAATGTGGAACTGGCAGGGGTCATGATTCACCACTACGAGGTGTACCGCAGGAAGGGGCGCAACTTCATTTTGGAGTTCCAGAGCGAAGAGATCAACGATGACGCATTCAACGAGTGCGTAAAATTTGTACGTACAAAATGATTCATATCGTAACCCCGTGTTCCCGCCCAGAGATGCTGGGCTTTTTGCGTGAGACCATTCCCGCAGAGTGCAAGTGGACGGTGATGCTGGATTTCTCAACAAGCAAGAGCAAGATCCCAAAAGGAATAAACGTAATCCGCTCCAACGTAGGTGGATGGTTCGGGAACCCATTGCGCAACATGGCCATTGACTACCTGCAAACCAGCGCAAGCCACAACGACTACGTGTATTTCCTAGACGATGACAACATCATCCACCCCGATTGGTACAATGCCGTCAAGGATTGCAACGAGGACTTTGTGAACTGGGCGCAGGTGTATCGCAATGGCCAACCCCGACTGAACGCAACCGAAACGCCACGGGTAGGGAATATTGATACGGCCTCCTTCATGATGAAGATCGGAACCATTGGCAAGAGCCGATTCCAAATGGCATACGAGGCGGATGGTCTATTTGCCCAGGCTATATACAAAAACGGCACAACACGGGTGATCAATGAGTACCTTTGCTACTATAACTATTTGAGATGAAGGACTATCAAGAGATTGATGGGTGGTTCAATCACCAGGCAGCATACGACTACCTAATAGCACAAATGCCAGAGGGAGGTACATTCATTGAGCTTGGTGCCTGGCTTGGTAAGTCATCCGCATACCTATGCGACAAAGCACCAGGCAAACAAATCACAATAGTAGATACCTGGAAAGGATCTCCTAATGAACTAGAGACCACCCACGCCCTCGCAACCCAGGTAGACATCTATCAAATGTTCAAGGCCAATATGGGTGATCGCAAATACAAGGCCATCAAATCAACATCCAAAGCAGCAGCAAGCAAATTCAAAGACGAATCCATTGATGTTGTATTCATTGACCTCACGCATACCTACGAAGCCGTGAAGGAAGATATTGAACTATGGTTGCCAAAGGTTAAGAAGGGCGGATATTTAGCAGGAGACGATTACCATCAAAATTGGCCAGGTGTAATTCAGGCAGTAGATGAGTTGCTATATGGTCGTGCTTTCATTGGAGACTGCTGGCTGTATTGCAAATAAAACTAGAACGAATGCAAATAGTACCCATTTCCCAGGTCATCCCAAACAAGACCAACCCCAGGTACATCAAGGATGATAAATTCAAGAAGCTAGTACAAAGCATCAAGGACTTCCCTCAAATGCTAGAGCTGCGTCCTATCGTGGTAGACATACACATGGTGGTTCTTGGTGGAAATATGCGCCTTAAAGCGTGCCAGGCGGCTGGATTGGTGGAAGTTCCCATCATCGTAGCAGAAAACCTCACCCTAAACCAACGGCAGGAGTTCATCATCAAGGACAACGTTGGCTTTGGGGAATGGGATTGGGACATCCTGGCGAACGAATGGGATGCCCTTGACTTGGAGAACTGGGGACTTGACTTACCAGGAGGCGAGATAGAAGAAAAGAAGGAATCGTACCGAATTGAAATCCTCCTAGAAACGATGGAGCAGAGGGAGGAAGTGTACAACGAATTGCTCTCGAATGGGTTCAATGTAAAACTGAAGCGATGACGAATAAGGACATACAAAAAACGGCAATGGTCGAGGCACTTGAAAAATCCCTCGGAATTGTGACAACTGCCTGCAAGCAGGTCGGCATTGCTAGGAACACCCACTACGAATGGTACAAGCATGATGAGGACTATCGGCAGCGGGTGGATTCAATCGCAGACATGACCATTGACTTCGTGGAGAGCCAGCTGCACAAGCAGATCAAGGAGGGCAACTCAACCGCCACCATCTTCTTCCTGAAGACCAAAGCCAAGAAGCGGGGCTATGTGGAGCGGACGGAGTTGGACATATCCACGAGCAAGCAATTTGAGGTAGAGGTCATTGACACGGATCCGAACGAATAAGGTATTCAAGCACCTGCTCAAAAGCGATAAGCGCATCACAGTTGAGCAAGGGGGAACTCGGAGCGGGAAGACGTACAATATCCTGCTCTGGGTTATTTTTCATTATTGCGCTACCAACACGGGCAAGGTGGTGACCATCTGTCGTAAGACGTTTCCGTCCCTGCGTGCCTCCGTGATGCGGGACTTCTTGGAGATCCTGCGGGAGCATGATTTGTATCGGGAAGAAAACCACAACATGAGCAGCCACGAATACCATTTGAATGGCAACATGATTGAGTTCATTTCGCTTGACCAACCGCAGAAGATACGGGGAAGAAAGCGCAACATGCTCTACATCAACGAAGCCAACGAATTGTTTTATGAAGATTGGCAGCAGCTCATCTTCCGTACCGATGGCAAGATCGTATTGGACTACAACCCCTCTGATACCTTCCATTGGATCTACGACCGAGTAATCCCACGGGAGGACTGCGACTTCTACCAAACCACGTACCTGGACAACCCCTTCCTGGATCCCATCATCGTGGAGGAGATCGAACGCCTGCGGGATACCGATGAGGACTACTGGCGGGTGTACGGATTGGGAGAGCGGGGAAGCAACCGTGCTGCTATCTTCTCCTTCACCACGGGCGAGGTGCCCACAGACGCAAAACTATTGGCATATGGAATGGATTTTGGTTACACAAACGATCCCAGCACCTTGGTGGGTGTCTACGAACACGGCTCATCACTTTACCTGGACGAGTACATCTACCAGACGGGAATGACCAACCGAGACATCCACAACACCCTTGCCTCCCTTGGGTTGGATAGACGTGCCGAAATCTTTGCGGACAGTGCCGAGCCCAAATCAATTGACGAGCTGCACAAGTTCGGCTGGAAAGTCAAGCCTACCTTGAAGGGGGCGGATAGCGTGATGGCAGGCATCG